AAACTCACAAAAACATTATAAGTTAACAAATGGTTGTGAAGTTAAGGCGGTTGCAACATCAAAGGATGCCTTACGTGGTTTTACCCCGACAATTCTAATCTTTGATGAGGCAGCCTTTATTGAGGCGGACAGTGATTTCTGGTCTGCGTGTATGGCGTCCTTATCCACAGGGGGTAAGGTAATTGTGGTCTCAACCCCGAATGGTTATGACCCAATCTATTATGAAATCTACGACCAAGCGTTGAGAAATATGAATGATTTCAAAATCACTGAAATGTTTTGGTTCCGAGACCCTCGTTATACTAAAGATTTATATTTGGTTAAAACAGAAAACATTATTCATTATCTACTAAACAAAGAAGAATATACCCAAGACCAAATTTTAAGTTGGGAACCAATCCCTTTTGAGGAACGAAATTATGAGGACCTTAAAAAAATTATGGATGAAGGTTATAAACCATGTTCAGTTTGGTTTGAGGGGATGGTTAAAAAACTTAAATACGATAAGCGTAAAGTTTCTCAGGAGTTGGAATGTAATTTCTTGGGTTCAGGGGATAACGTATTTGATTCTCTATTGATGGAGAAGGTTAGAGAAAATATGGTTAAAGAACCTGCAAACAAAATGATGGGTAATGCTTTATGGATATGGAAAGAACCTGTAGTCGGTCACAAATATGTTATGGGTATTGACGTATCTCGTGGGGATAGTGAGGATTTTAGTTCATTTCAAATTATTGATTTTGATAGTAGAGAACAAGTTGCCGAATATGTTGGTAAATTACCACCTGATACCATGGCAGAAATTTCTTATAAATGGGCTAATATGTATTCATGTTTTGTTGTAATAGATATCACAGGTGGTATGGGAGTCTCAACTGCAAGAAAACTACAGGAGATGGGGTATAAAAATTTATATATTGATGGAGTTGATTCTGCAAACAAATGGAAGTACGACCCGAAAGCATTAGAAAAAATCCCAGGTATTAACTTTAACAATAAACGAGTACAGATTATCGCATCCTTTGAGGAGGTGATGAGACACGAGTTTAGAGTGTACAGTTCAAGATTGTATAATGAAATGAATACGTTTGTTTATATCAATGGTAGACCTGACCACCAAAAAGGTCATCACGATGACTTAATCATGTCAATTGCTATGGCGACTTATGTTGCCGAATCCTCATTTAGTAATTTAACAAAAGTTACTGAACATACTAAAGCCATGATTAATTCATGGGCGGTTACAAATAATGAATCGGTCGGTAAAGAGATTGAATTTAACCCTGTAATACCTTATGGAGGTGAAAGGATTAATCAATTCTCAAATAGTAATGTTGGTAGAGAAGAATACGCTAAATACGGTTGGTTATTTGGTGGAAGATAATATTTATAATAAAACGAAACAATGGGATTGGTAAACAGAAAAAGGTCGGGTAGAAAATTTAATGGAAGTAAGTTGAATGTCCCTGGCCAAGGTATTAGTTCAGTAAAACCTGGGGGCGATAACAAAATTAACCAACAGGGTAATTCTGATAATAATACAAATAATAATACCAACAACAAGGGGAATTCATAACTATTTAGTTATTCCCAATAAGAATTAAATTAGTAATATGGAAAATAATAACAATAGTAATTTAACGGTATGGCAGAGATTATCCCACGCGTTTGGGCCTAACGCTCTGTTAAACCAAGATTACCCAACATATAAGTTTGATAGAAAAGAACTTTTAAAAACTCCATCAAAACAGGAGTATGATAAAGAGTTGTTACAAGCACAACAAACTTATTATTTAGCCAATCAATGGACAAAGATTGAAAGTAACTTATACACCCAAGCGGTTTATTATGAACCAACAAGATTGGCATCATTCTACGATTACGAATCAATGGAATACACCCCTGAGATTTCTGCGGCTTTAGATATATACGGTGAGGAATCAACCACTTCTGATGAAAATGGTTATATGTTACAAATTTATTCTGAATCAAAAAGAATCAAATCAATCTTAACTGACCTATTCAACAACATATTAGATATTAATACCAACCTACCTATGTGGACAAGAAATACTTGTAAATATGGGGACAACTTTGTATATCTAAAATTAGATGCTGAGAAAGGTGTTGTTGGTTGTATGCAATTACCAAATATTGAGATTGAGCGTTTAGAACGAGGAATGCCTGCTCAAGCGGCGAAACAAAATATTGAGGAACCACAAGAAAATAAAGGATTACGATTCAAATGGAAAGTTAAAGACATGGAGTTTAATTCATGGGAGATTGCTCACTTTAGATTATTAGGTGATGATAGAAAACTCCCATACGGAACTTCTATGTTAGAAAAGGCAAGACGTATTTGGAAACAGTTATTGTTATCTGAAGATGCGATGTTAATATATAGAACATCAAGAGCACCTGAAAGAAGAGTCTTTAAGGTCTTTGTTGGTAACATGGATGATAAAGATGTTGAACCATATGTACAACGTGTTGCAAATAAGTTCAAGAGAGACCAAGTTGTGGATTCTAAGACAGGTAATGTTGATATGAGATTCAACCAAATGGCGGTTGACCAAGATTACTTTATTCCTGTTCGTGACCCCGCACAAGCGAATCCTATTGACACATTACCAGGAGCTCAAAACTTATCAGAAATTGCCGATATTGAGTACATCCAAAAGAAATTATTAACCGCATTACGTATTCCTAAGGCGTTCTTAGGTTTTGAGGAAGTTGTGGGTGATGGTAAAAATTTATCTTTAATGGATATACGATTTGCAAGAACCATCAATAGAATACAAAAATGTATGATTGCGGAAATGAACAAGATAGCAATTATCCATTTATTCTTGTTAGGATTTGAAGATGAGTTATCAAACTTTACGTTAGGTTTAACTAATCCATCATCACAAGCGGATTTATTAAAAGTAGATTTGTGGAAAGAAAAAATGTTACTGTACAAAGATGCGGTTACTGCGATTGAGGGTATTGCTCCTGTGTCTGTATCATGGGCAAAAAAACACGTATTAGGATTCTCTGATGAAGAAATTAAACTTGACTTACAACAACAACGTATTGAGAAAGCGGTTGGTGCTGAGTTAACAAATACTGCAACAATTATTACCCACTCAGGTATTTTTGATACTGTAGATAAATTATATGGTAGTAAGTCAGGTGCGACTGCAAATGCGGGAGCTGCTCCACCACCACCTCCTGGGGGTGATGAGGGAGGTTTGGGTGTTCCACCACCACCGCCAGGTCCTGAGCCAGGTGGAGAAGCGGGAGTAACACCTGAATCTTTTGAGAGAGATAACTTAAAGATATTGTTAGAATCTGACTCATTAACCGATGAAGATTCCTTTATTGATTTATCAAAAGGAAAAAATTCTTTAGGTGAAATGGAGGAACGATTGAATAAACTTCTAAGAGATTGATATTTATATTAAAAACAAAGAAATGATTAAGTTTGGTATATTAAAATCTAAAATAGAAAAGGTATTATTAGAATCGTATTCTAACAATACAATTAAAGACGAATTGAAAAAGTTTAAAACTAATGTTCTTGATAATAAGAACGTTAGTAAACTTTTTTATTTATACGATGAGTTAAACTCAAATAAAGGTTTAAACGAATCAGTTGTTAGTGATTACATTAATGAGTGCACAACTATCTATGAAAACACAATTAATAAAATCAAACCAAGTGAATTCCAAAAGATTAAATCTTGGGTTGGTAATATAAAAACAGAAAACAACTATGAAAACGTTGACAACCTATTCTCAACAGATGTCTTAACGATTGAATCAAGATTACAAAGTAGAAAGTTAATTTCGGAATCTTTAAAAAAGAAATCTCCAATTGAAAAGAAAGTTGTTAATCTTCCTTTAAGTACTATGGTGAATGTTGCAAACAAAACAATTGCAACGTTTATGGAGGATTTAAATGAATCTGAGAAAAAAGAATTACTATCTCTTTTATCTGAAGATGATTCAAAATTAAAAGAAAATTTTGATTTAGTTAAAGATGAGGTTATTGTTAAATTGAATAACCTTAAAGAAAATTCTGACGAAAGTACTTTAAATAGAATTAATGAAACTATCCAAAAGGTTAGTTCTGAAAAGTATGACAAGTTAACTTACTTTAAATTGAAGGGTCTTAAAGAGACTCTTTAATCTTTGTCAGTTTTAAATGTTTTCTGAACGTATTTCGCTTTATTAAGTTCATCTCGTTTTTTAACGGACGGTTTAACAAATGTTTTGCGGTCGTTTAGTTCAGACATTTGTCTTGTCTTAATTACTTTACTTTTGTACATTTTTAGGGCTCTTTCGATATTACCCTTGTCCACTTTGATTATTAGCATATATCTACAAATATCCCCTTATTTTGGTTTTTTTGACTATTGATACAAATATACCTATTTTTTTGGAAAATAAACAAAATAATATGGAAATTAATGAAAAAGGGGAAAACCTCACAAATCCAAGGGTTCAAGTCGGCCAAGGTAATTTACGGAACTGTAGATTCAATTAACTTTAGGTCACTCTATTTAAACATTCAAACATGGGTAGAACCAATAAAAGACTCAGAGAATTGGAACAGGGTTGTTTTAAACCTTAGTAGACAAATCAAACACATTGTCCATGATAGTTTAGACAGGATTCTTTTTGACGATAAATTTATAGTTGATTTAGATTTACGGTCAAGTGGATTATCAGTCGGTAAGAAATCATTTTTAAACTTGGAAATTAACATCTATCTTAAAGACACCGAAACAGATTTTAAATCTTTAAGGTTACGAGACTCTCTTAAAAAAATTGCAAAAAACACATTCCAACAAGGTTTTAGTGAAAATGAGTATTTTAAGTTTTATTTGAGTAAAAAAGGTAAAAGAATTGAAACTGATGAATAAACCAACAATCTTTAATATTTATTATTAAAAAATAAAGATGAGTTTACAAGTTTTAAAACCTGGTCAATCAGGTAAAGGAATATTGATAGAATATGACGCAGGTTTTGTATCACCTACTACTGAGAACAATTCATATATTATGGAATCTAAAAGTATGTTAGACCATTCCAAACCATTTGAATTTTATGCCGTATTACAAAAATATAATACCCCAAACAGAAATGGTAGAATATACCCTGAACGTATCTTAAAAAGAGAAGCGGACAATTATAAAAAAATGATTGAGAAAGGAACGTCATTATCGGAGTTAAATCACCCTGAATCATCATTGATTGACTTAGATAGAGTTTCACACATTATCACCGAAGTTTGGTGGGATGGGCCAACATTGATGGGTAAACTAAAATTACTTACAAGTCCAGGTTTCCACGAAAGAGGAATCGTATCAACTAAAGGAGATATGGCAGCTAACTATTTAAGACAAGGTGTAACACTTGGTATTTCATCAAGAGGTGTAGGTTCCTTAAAAAAGGTTGGTGAACAAAATGAAGTTCAGGATGATTTTGAATTAATCTGTTTTGACTTAGTTTCTTCACCGTCAACACCAGGAGCGTATCTATTCTTAAACCCTGAAGACAAAAACAACTTTGAGGAGAATATTGAAGAAGAGAAAAAAATGTCGGTTGAGAGAAATGTCGGACAGTCAGGAAACAAATCGCTTGACTTAATGAAAAAATTATCCGATTATTTAGGTTATTAAACAAAAAAACATTATGGACGAAAAGTATTTCATTGCAAAAGTAACAATTGACTCAGTTGATTCTGAATCAGGAAAAGTTAAAAAATTAAGAGAAGAAAAATTAGTTAGAGGATATAACCCAACAGATGTTGAGGCGAAAGTAACTAAGGTTTTTGAAACGTATTCTCAAGATTGGAGAATTACGGCGATTGTTGAAAGTAAAATTGATGAAGTGATAGAAGATTAACAATTTCAATAATTAACACAAAAGGAGACTCAAAAGGTCTCCTTTTTTTATTTTTCACATTTTGGGTAATATTTATTAAGGAATAAATAATCCACCATCAAATTAGTTTTATTTAAACTTTTTTGGTAAACGGTAATATTTATTATAAAAATATAAAACGCAAAATGGCAAAAGAAAAATCATTAGTAGAAGATGCAATCATTCAAATGAAAAATTTGGAGGAAGCGGTTGCCGAAAATGCA